AAAATGTTGATGGTGTAGATTCTGTAAATGTATTTTTTATCTCTGAAGAAAACGAGAAAGCTATAAGAGAAGGTTTTTATGAAGTACCTACTTATGGAACAGATCCTATAACAGATCAAAGAGTATTGATTGAAACTAAAAAGGTAGAAATTAAAGAAGGTGAAGATCCTCAGTTAGGATTAGATAGCTTTGGTGATATAGTTATTGGACCTGAGGATTTAGCTATCATAAGAGGTGGATGGGAAGATAGGAATGGTACCGAGTTTGAAGAAATACCTAATAAACAAGGTATAAGTTCTCTTAACATATTCTTCAAAGGAACTATACCTAATAATCTTTACAATAAAACTCAACAAGCTAAGTTTAATGATCTTAAGAGAACTAGAGGAACTACTATTGCAACATCACGTAATTCTAGAAGTACAAATACAGGAAGACTACAAGATAATCCTGCACTAAAAGCAATAAAGGGAAAGTAATATGAACAAGTTTACAGAAAGAAGAAAAGGAATGCCAAGTGTATATAAAGCTACTTACGAGGAAGGGTGGGAACTAAAGAATGAAGGTAATGATTATGCTTCTAACCTTATGAAAAATTCATTTTCTAATTATATGTTTAGGAATGAAAGACTTAGGGCCTTTATAGAAGATCATCTTGGTCCTATAATGATATTTTGGATTAATAAGGTTAAGTATCTTAGAATCTACTACAACTTTGGGGTACCTAAAGATTATCAAAAAATAAACTAAGATGATTAATAACTGGAAATATTTAAATTTCTTTGATAAGAACGGAAAGTATCTTAATTTTGATTATGATTCATCAACGGATTCATGGTCAGGAACTATGTACTTGCCTAAAGTGTCTATAGGTTTATTTGAAGTAGGTCAACTTTTTATACTTGAAGAGTTTGTAAATAAAAATAATAATTTAAAACAGTTTGGGTTTCCTCATGGCCTTGAAGTTTCAACAGGTACTACTGGATCTACAAACGGAGTATGTAATTGGATTGCTGAATGGGAGACATCAGATCCTACTGAGATTTTATTATTTCAGTTTAATATGGATTTTAATACAGGTACACAAAGTGCATTAGTACAAGAAGATGATGGACCAGATTTAGAAATTTTAACAGAATTAGATATTGCATTAGATTCAGATCCTAGTGAAACGGTTGATCCTTTAGGTTATACAGTAACAGATAAAATTAGATCTGAAGCTTTACAAATTAATTTAGCGATAAGATCTGAAGTAGAAAATACATTTAAAAGAACCTTACTTATTAAAGACGATTGTACTGATAAGGTAATTGCTAGAATATTAGTTTGGGGTGAAACTTTAGGTGAAGACGAAAGGTTAAGGGTTATGACTCAGAATATGGGTTATAATATTTTAGAATCTGATAGTAGTGTATTTAGAGATACAAACATTAAAGAACTTTTACCTAATTTTGCTGAAGTAAATATCAAGAGAAAGGAAATTATGTTGGAAGGATCTAACATATATCCTTGGATAGGTTCATATAAGGCTTTAGTAAATGCAATTAAATTTTTTGGTTATGATACTTTAAAGGTAAGAGAGTTTTGGAAAAATGTTGATGCAAATTCTCCACAGTTTGGAAAATACATTCAGAGTAATAACATCGATGTTTTTGATCCAACGGTTCAGCTAAATGATAAAAAAATAACTTTACCTAATAAGAAATTTAGAAAGACTAGTTTATTTAGTTTAATTTATAGAATTAATAATATTGAACCTGATAAATTTGACAGTGAAGATTTACCTATCACTACCGAGAATTATGACTTTACAATTGAAGAAATACTTATTAAGTTATTCGGTTTAAAGAAAAAACTAGAGAATGAATTTTTACCACTTAACGCTCATATTAAAGATATTACTGGTGAAGCCGATTTTTTCGGATTACTTGAAGTTGTTAATACATTAAGTAGAAACGACAAAAAGGAAATTACTGCAGGTATAGATGCAAGCTTTAAATTATCTACTGATGATTGTATATACATGGAAGACTTGCGATCCTTTACATCATTTTGTATAGCATCAGAAGCAATTGTAGATGAAGCTGTAATAAATTTTTGTAACGCATACATAGCTCCTCTTTCATCAGCTAACGCAATAGGTAGAAATTTAATCCCTGGGCCTATATCAGCCAGTACAATTTTTCCACCATCACCCATAGGACCTGATCTTAATGGCCCCTTTGGTTACCCTTATGATGGATCTAATGTTACTATAGCAGGACTAAGTGATGCGTTTTTAGCATACTTTACAAGATATGCCCCAAACCAAAATAAAGTTGGTGCATGGCCTGACGGTGAGTCATCTTATTATTTACCAGATAAACCGGGTATACCAGTAGGTGCCATGACAGTTTTGGAAAATACTTCTTTTTCTAATGTTACATGGAATAATATAGACTCTACTTGGAATCAACTAGATGATGCAAATAAATTCTTTTCATTTGACATTGATCCACAAGGAGTTAATCCTGGTGATATTTTTAGCATCACTGATCCAATTAGTAATACGGGAGCTACATATACTGCCTTGGTTGGTGATACTGATATTGAAGTAAGAGATGCATTATATAATCAATTGATTGCATTAAAAACATCATTTACAGACCCATGGCTATTTTGGGATATAACTAAAGAGACGGTTGTTACCGGAGCTGTTATTAGGTTGTTCGGTCAAAATGTGGATAGATTAGTTGTAGGTTGTGAATCTGTAGTTAATTCTCAATTACTATTTAATCAACTTCCTGGTGAAACTTTATTTACTTGGGGTGCAATTGAAAGAGGTAATTTTGATGAAATAGAATGGACGGTTTATAAAGATGCAACTGATATTTCACCGGCATATTTTAAAGTGTTTAGAGGCCCAATCTCACAGTATAATAAATTACCTATAATATTACCGTATGTTGGTACATATAGTGTAGAAATGAAACTATACGATCTATTTAATAACATTTCGTCTAATGTTAAAACTAATTTTATTTGTGTAGATAGTAGAGAAGTAGAATATTCAGGATGGTACCAAGCAAGAAAGGAAAACTATACATGGTCAAGCGAGGGTAAGTTTAAATGGAAGGATTATGGATCTTTATGGAATTTACCAATTGAACCTGTAATGACATGGGATGAAGAGACCCCAAGTTTATATGAATCATTAGATAGAGTTAATGCTATACTTAATAATTTTGGATTAGGTGCTTCTCCAGATTTTCAACTATTAAATTACCAGGATGATGGTAAGGCTAGTTTTAGTGGACCTTATAGATGGGATAATTTAGATGTTGGCGGTTGGAATGATACTTATCATTTATGGTGGGATATGACTAGTACGACCGGTGATACTCCAGCATTCTTTCAGTTTAAAGAAGTTGCACCAGATACTTATCTAAAAATAATTGATGAAAATGGTATTACTGCAGAACATTATTTTGATTCAACCATTAGTACATTAGCTGATGCTGCTGCTAGTTTAAATGTTAGTACAAATAGAATAATTAACAAGTATGTTTACAATGTTGTGTATGATGCTACATATAATCAAAAGTTTATTCAAGCAGTATGTAGATATTTTGGTGTACATGGCGATTGGAAATATATTGATATTGTATATGCTAATGGCGATAGAGTATGTCCATCTACTGGAACAGGTTCACCGTGGCCAACCAGTGATGATTGCCCTAGCTTAATTTATAGAAAAGGCTTAAGTAAATCTAGTAATGCAACATGGAATACAGCTAAGTTTATAAATAATGGAAAAACATTACCTAAAATGACTTGGTTAATGTTTGTTTATGATAAATGTAAGATTCCAGGAAAGGCTGAGCCTAGATGGATTATTAAGAATACAACTAACTCAAACATGGCCGATATATATTTTGAGAGTAAATACTTAACATATCTGTTTAAGGTGCCTGGTAAATACGAGATCACACTTGAACTTACAGATACGAATGGGAATAAATATAAAAAGGGAAGAAATATCCTAGTAATAAAATAGAAAAGAAATGGCAATTAGCGTAACAGAAATTCTTGGAACAGATTCTTTATCAGGATCCAGACTAGTATTGAATGATAACTTCAATATCTTGACAAGTGAAATTAATGCAATGGAGGTTTACATCAATCCTACTGCTGGTACTATCACTAATCTTAACGATTTAAAAACAGAATCATTAAGAGTAGGGTTAAGTACAGTCTTATTAGACATTAATGCATCTACATTTGATATTTTAACTAATGTAGAAATGAGCGGAAACCTAAGTTTAAATAACGGAGGTTTATTTAGGAATGATATAGACCCACAAACATTGGATGATGTTTTTGCAACAGCTGGAGTAATTACAGTTGGTACAAGTACAGCGATACCACCATACACAGTGGAAAGGGTTGGAAATAGTACCGTCACTCCAGTAACTATTCAACTAAATGATGGTTCAATAGGTCAAGAAATATTCTTTGTTTATTCTGAGGCACAAACTGGTGTTATAAGTATATCCGGTGCAGTTACTCCGTTAGTATTACCAGGTGGTACTAGTATTGAGTTAAATGCGCAAGGGCAGACTGCTCACTTACTGTGTGTTAATGATGGATTAGGAAATGGTGTTTGGTTCTTAGTAGGTGGAACTGGATATTCAATAGTTTAATAAAAAGAAATAAGATACATGGCAACTACGCCTTTAATTAAAACACCGCAAGCGGATGGAGGTACATTTTATACCTTCTCTTCCTCTGCGAGAGATCTATCAAAGACCCTTAACAATGATGAGCTTAAGTTGGTCTTTTCTAAGTTTGTGCTTTTAAATATACCAGACTTTGATAAATTAGATCCTAATACTACAGGTACACTCACTGAACCTAATTATATGCAATTTGATACTATTGATGGTATGATTGCCAGTGGAGGTTTAAAAGGAGATCCTAATGTTAACTTTACCGAAAGTCTTCAGAATTACGCGCTGAATATAGAGGAGATGATTATTAGTGATGCCTCTTATGATAACACAATACAAAGGTCAGTTGCAGAAAGAGTATTTTTTAAATGGATGAAAGAGACTGGTGCAATGAGGTTTCGTGAAGCAACTGCATTAGAAAAAAATCCAGGTGTAGCTAAGCCACTATTCGTTGAAGAAGATTCTATTAATACAGCAACACAACAATATAACAGAGTTGTAAAATATGTAGGCGATATTGATATTGTAAATAATGTAGATAAAGCAGGTGAAGCATATACAGAACTTTATATTAATGTACCAACTGAAGTAGGTGGTACTCCAACTATTTTGTTTGATGCTATTTCAGATAATAATTATCAGCCAAGCTTAAAGATACAAGGCACCGGGCCTAACTCTGAATTTATACTCGGAAGAAACGCATCAACGGTTCACCCACAAGGTTTAGACTTTAAGGCATTTTATGATTATGATCAGGTTTTACAAGGTGCAGGGCCTGCAGGGTATACTGATCCTAATGCGAATTGGATGAATGAGCCAACGCCTCCTACTACAACAGATTCTTATTTTACTGAACCTAATACATTTACTAACCCAGAAAGTATAAACATTAGAAAATATCCTGCTGATTATGGAAGTCCTGCTGGTTTTACTGGCTCTGCTTATGTTAGATCGCAGTTGGATGGTATTTCGGTTGATTTTAATGCTAATGATTATGAACAGATTATAACAGATCCTACTATATCTACAATCCCTCAGTTTAATGGAACTGATTTGGCAAGTACATTTGAATTTAATGCAGTATTAGTTTATTATGATTTAGTTGATACAAGCAATACCTCTAATACTGTAACAAACCTTTATGGAATATTATTAGTAGATAATATTACTCCAACAACAGACGGTGGTTACATTCAAAGATACCCTAAATATAAACCTAATAAAGTCACAGGGCAAAATGGAAACAGTTATGGATTTAAAATTAATTTACGATTTGATGCTTCACCAGGAACGGCCGGCATCGACACAATCGTTAATGACTATAATACATTTTCAATGCAGCTCTTCAGTGAAGCGACTGCACAGCTACAGGAATCAGCTAAAATATTCCAAACACAACAATTAGAAATTTCTAGCTTAGACCAAAAGGTCCAAAACTTAGAAAACCAAATTACTAATGTAGCTGATGTAACTTCATTACAAGCTCAGATCACAAGTGTACAGGATCAATTAGATAATGCAAATTTAGCTTTTGCAAATGATACAGTTTTATTAGATCTAATTGCTAAAAACTCAGATGAAATACAAGGTTTAGCAAACGGGAACGTACCTGTTACCTTACAATATAATACTGATGTAGTTAGACAAGGTACTGGAATTACAGTAGATACTAATGTACCTAATGTTATTACTGTGTCATTAGCTACACAGGAATATAATTTTATGATACCTTTTAATAGTAGTGAGGTTGTAATTAATTCTACTAACCCATTAAATTTAAACCAGGCAGTACCTCAAGTATTTACAGAATTACAAACTTACACAAACATGTTAAGATTAGATACTGTCAATGAAGCAGGTGGAGATTTAAATATTTATATAGATGATACTACTATACAATGGAAAACTGGACAAACACTAAGACTAACCTTTAATAATAATCTGAATATAGGTTCAAGAAATATTAGGGTATGGACCGATGCACCAGGTAGATTAAATAATGGTTTATTTGGTCAATCAATGGGAGTAATAACTAATGCTGATATTTCAGAAAAACCGATTATAGAATTTATATGTACACAAGAAGGTATTTTAGATTTTGTGTATGACGTGATTAAATAAATAATAAAAGAAAGAATAAAAATAAATGGCTGAAAACAATTCAATATCGACAATGCTTCCGGAGCTTCTTAGACTTTTTAATAATTCATTAGAAAGTTTTGAGAAAGTTAATCAGGCCATAACTTCTAGTAATGAATCAGTTACAGTAAACATTCAGAATAATGATGGTACCAATTCAAGAGTAACCATTCCTAGTTTTGGTTTTTTAAAGAATTCGGTAGATAGGCTACAGAATAATATTGATACCATTACCAATATAAATGGTTCAAACAGTTCAATCAGATTATCCGATGGTACATTTAGAAAATTAGTTCTTTCAAAATTACCAACAGAAGCACAGGATTTAAATTCTATTAATACCGTTGAAAACTTTAACATAAAGCCTAATTGGTTTTTTGAAGAATTAATTAATCCATTACTTTATATTTCATTTGACTTAACAGGGCAGGTACCAATTGATACTGAGCGTTCTATTATCCAAAGATTTATTTTAAATACCAATACACAAACTAAGGTAAACTTTTTTAACAATAATTACCTTGGGCGATCTGATATAAACTATGATGATTTTCTACAGCAAATCGTTGAAAGAAATATTTCATATGTATTAGATGAAGCTGTCGTTGATCTACCACCTAGAGTAAAAAGATATACTGGTGATTTTAGTATACTTAGAATATCAGATGCTACGGTTACTGAGGAGATAAACGGTGTTAACGTTACTTCACAAAGAAAACAATATAAACTAAATAAGTTATTTTATACTGACTCAGAGGCTGATTTTGATGACACTATACAGCTTGCGGTAGGTGATAGCTTAGAGGTTATTTCAGAATCTATTAATACTAAATATAGAATCATTAAGGTTGATTCAAGTACTAACTCAGTTGTCTTAGAATTAGTAGAAGGTTCAGATCCAATACGAATAGGCGCTGATGTATTAAAGATTTCTTCTTCACTAGAGGATAATGTACAAGTTGATGTAACGGTAGGATTTAATGAAAGATGTGTTACCTTTGTTAAACCTATAGATCCAGATTCTAAAATACCTTCAGTGAATTGGTCACCAGGTAGTGCATTTTATACAAATACATTAACAACTGTAAATGAAGCAGGAACCGAACAGACATTAGCTGAATATTACCAGCAAAGTGCTATTGATTTTGGGGCAATGCTACTTTCTTTTGCTGATGATAAGATACCTACTACCAGAGAAGGTGTTACTCCTGATGCACCAGTATTAAATGATGGTGATTTTGGTGTTAAAGTTATTAATGCACAAGTTAGTAAGTCGCCATCAATTGTAGAATTAACCGATTTAAATAATCAAAAGAATACTATTGAAGCTACATTAAAGGAATTAGATGGAGCAATAATTCAAAGTAGAACAAAAATACAAACCACTAATTATCAAACCGAAGTTGAGAGAGATGCTGACATTAACTCTTTACAAGGATTGATTACAGAAAGGTCATCACAGGCAGAATTATATGCATCGGTTGTTAAAGAAATAGATGCAAAAGCTAAAGATAACTCAGTTTCTAGTATAACTCCTAAATATAGAGCAAGAGGGTTTTGGGCGATGCCTAAAGAAAAGTCAACGCCAGCAACGGGAGCTCAATCAATTGTTAAATTTAAAGTTAGATACCGATATCTATCAAATGATGGTGCTGCTAACCCAGTTGATCAATTTAAATTTACTGATGGTAGTGGTGAAAGCCAAGGGGCGTTTTCAAATTATAATATTGTAGAAAGTACATTAAGACCTAGATTAAAAAATCCACTAACTGGTGTATATGAGTGGGTTGCAATAAATACTGATAATGCTGACGCTGTTAATATTAATCAATTAGATGTACCTTTAAGAAAAGGTGAGCAAGTTGAGGTTCAGGTAAAATCTATTAGTGAAGCTGGGTGGCCAAGTAATCCATTAGAAAGTGATTGGTCTGATGCTATCATAATACCATTCCCACCGGATCTTAGTTCTGATAATGCTACTGAAGCTATAATTAATCAAAACCAACAAGACATAGCAAAGGTTGCGCTAGAAGAGGATTTAAACGAGTTAGGTGTTCAACAACATCTAAGTAGTTCTTTTACTGCAAACGAAACTTATTTTGCTCATTCTAGTCCAGTAATTGCATCAGGATTTTTATCAGAAAATCAAACACCTATTGATTTGTTTACAAAGTTAACACAGATGCAGAATCAATTAGATTTATTTGCTGAAATACTTGCAAATGCTAAAGGAGAATTGGTTGTAACAATAATAGATGATCAAGGTAATGTCACTAACCTAAAAAGAAACTCGGTTACAAAAATATTTGCTGGTTTTTATTCTAGTGAAGTAACTAATCTTGATGATCCTAGAGGTGCTATTATATCTAAAACATTCTTTATAAACTTAGCAAACAGTGAACAGTCTGGATTAAGATTAGTATCAAGGATAGCCGGTAATAGAGAAAGAATGGTTAAACAATCAGAGAATCCTGGATATGCTATTGCTGAGGCATTGAACGGTACTACTATACTGCCTGCTACATATTCATGGCTAGATAACAGCGCAACAAATCAGAGTAATAGTAGACCTACATATACGGCAGATGATGCTGATTATAATACAACAAGAAAATATGATTTAACACCTTTGCTTTTAACTAATCCTACTATTAATGCTAGGGATAATTTTGGCCAAGTTACTTCGTTAGCACCATTTCAATCAACACAAAATAAAAACCAATACATTAGTAGTAGATTTAGTGATGTTTCTTCTGAGAACAATTTTTATAGCTATATAAATCCTATAGATGAATATACATTTAATTTAGATACCTGCGAGAATTTCTATGGGAGAGATGCTGATACTGCCAGTTCTAATCCTGGTGAATTTATTTGGGGTGGAGGTTTTGATGGATCTGGTAATCCTACTACCGCAGGTAATTATACATTATCACTTGGGGATAATACATTAGAAGTTCAAATCACTCACCCGTGGGTTAGAAGCTACGCTGCATTTAAATCAGCCTATGAATCAATGACTGGTGATACTGCTACGCTACCAAACGGTTTATCCGGTAACATAGATTGCACAACGGCAGGAAACGGTACTGCAAATATTTTGTTTAGACAATCTAAATTTTCCCCTTTATCATCAACTGAATTATTAGGTAAACAACAAGCAATTTATTTAAATGAAAACGCTATACAGTTAAGAGAGTTAGCTATAAGTGGTACATTTGCAGGTCAAACTTTTACAACTGGTCAAACTTTACAAGTTAGCCCTACTATATCTGCAATTGCACCTTTAAGTGACGCAGCAGATCCTAATGTAGTTAATGATGGCGCAGGATATAGTAGAAATGTAAAAAATTCTTTTGAAACTTTTGACCAATATACCCTAGGTAAAGAAAGCTGTGGATCTTATTTGTTTATGTCTACTGATGATCATCAAAGTATTCAAGTAGGCGGAGATTCTTCTCAATCGGCTACCGTAGTACAGTTTGGTCAACAGAATTCGATTAATGTTCCTATGGTATTTCAATATAGGATGACTGATTATTTTGGGGCCGGAAGTGGAGCTGATGGTGGTATAGGAAATATTGGTGGTGATAACAGTGGAGCAACTACAAATATAACATATTCTAAAAAAATTGGATTTGATATATGGCCTAATAATGCTGACCCTTTTCAATATGATATTGAAGTTTTTGCAAAATATAGAACTAACAATCTGAATATAGATGTAATACCTAGTAAGACGGTTACAAAAAGTCTTAATGATCTTGAAAAAGTTCTAACAAAGCTTAGCCCTTCGGTTACATCAACCAGGGTAAATGATATTGTAAGAGGCGGCGGAGGAACAGGGTCTAACCGAGGTGTGTTTAAAGGCATTTTCACCGAAGACAACAATTTTAACGGTAATGTACTTTGATAACTGTTGATTTTTAATTTTCACTAACCGTTTGGTGAATAAATAAAAAAAGTGAAAATTAAATGACCGAAAAACTTTTCGATAAAGCTTCTTATAGTATAGTTAGGACTAACCCTAAATTAACAGGTAATGTTAAACTTGTTAGTAATGGTTTAGATTTATACCTAGAATCATTTAGTGCAAATACTGAGCTATCTTCTTCTACATTTAAAGCATTTAAAATAAGTGGGGAAGATACCTATGATAGAGACGTTTGGAAATTTTTCCAAGGAGGTAGGTTCCCACCAAAACTGGCATATGAAGTTTTTCAAGAATTCCAAGATGTTTCTGTCCTTTCACAGTACCAAAACCAGTTTGAAATGTTTTACTCTGCAGGTACCAGATCAATTGCATCAAACGCATATTCAGAAGAACTAGGTATGTTGGCACCGCTTTGGCTAAACGAACAAATGCCAAGTAACTTTGTTATATTTAGAATAGATAATCCTGCTGCTGTAAATAATATAAATGAAACATTACAGAATGAAAATTACCTAGATGCACAAACTTCACAAGCATTTTCTAAAAATGTTTTGGAAAACTGTACTGCAATTAAAACTTTTGATTTAACTGATAATAGCTTGCTAGGTTCCTATATTAGAAATTATAGAAACCAAGAATCATTTCCTGAGGTCCCACTTAATATTTCATGGAGGAGAGATGAACCTATTCAATGGAATGGTATTAATTATCGTAAAGGGGGTTTTACACAATCAGGAAGTTTTTCATATGATGACATAATAGCTAAAGATGCCACTATAATAGAAAACGAATTCTTTTTTACTGAAGGGTTTCAGCGTAATAACGTGCTATTAGCAAATTTAATTAATATGGAATTTTTATTTACTGATGAAGGTGCGGATCCTTATTCAATTAATAGATATTTTGGTTTATACGTAAATGAAGTCGAGGAAGGTTTATTTGATATATCAGGGGAAGGGTTTTATAGAAACACCGAAAAAACTCAATTGCCTAACATTACTACTATTAATGAAGTATCTGAGCAATTAAACAAACCTTTTGAAATTACTAACACTAGTGGAGTTTTATTGTATCTTGATCCTGCAAAAACAACAGCTATCACAGGAGTACCTACGCCAAGTAGAGTAAATGAAGTGGAGTCTATTTTTTATGTTAAAGATAAAAATAACAATTTTCATACTGTTAAGAAAGGTTCTATTTGGGGTAATAACCAAATAAGACTTTTTGATACTAAAATTGACATATCAACTCTTACTGGCTTTAAAGAACCTGATACATTTACAAATGCAAGCATAATAGAAAGAAAGGGTAAAGCAATAAGTTCATTTAAAATCAATAATGAATTAACTAATGGTTTAAAAATTACTTTTTATGATGGTTTTGATTTAGTAGGTGAAGTAGCTGCTACAAATATAGAGGCACCTATACCAGGATCAAACACCTTTCAGTTCTTTTGCCCTAACGGAACTGTCCAAGAAATAGCAAAAGCGTTAACTTCTGCAATTAATGAAGGAATACCTATAGAAAAAAGATTCTTTGAGGCTTCTTATAATAATGATACTGTATATGTTCAATCAAGATTTAGCGGTAGTAGATTTAACAGGCTTAATTTCAAAATTAATTATATAGAGTATCCAACAGAGGTAAATAATATAACAACTTATCCAGAAACTTCATTATTAGATTCTAACAAATATTTTGTTGGGGGTAATGATGTTACTAATTCTTTACTTAAGGTTGCAAACGGGGATCAAGATAGATTCATTCCTGGTAATTATGTCCAATCTAATGATGGGTGGGCAACTATCGGTGATTGGGTACCATATTTAGAAAGTCCTATTATAAATGGCACTGGTGATATCATAGGATATAATGAGATTGATGAATATGTAATAATAACATTAAATGATAATCAGATAACTGTTACTAATAGTGGGCAGGTTGCTTTATATTCTGACTATAGACCTTCTTTTGGTAGATTTTCAATATTTCCTGTTAGAGATTTTGATTATGACTTTTATAGTACTATGTATAGTAGACTAGGGGAGCTTAATTATGAAGTAGATCATTATAACCAAGAAATAGATGGTGAATATGTTAACGTTAGTGCAAACCCTGACATAAGAAGATTTTATGATGATGGCGGTTTTTCTGAGTTAATAGGTTTATTAAAAAATGCAGATCCTGATGTTGATTTTGATACTTTTATTGAATCAGAATATGATAGGTTAGAAGAAAACTATTTAAAACAACAGGCAGTCGCATCTAGAGTAATTCCTTATATAAATAAGTGGTCATGGATTAATGATGGTAAGAACGTAAGAAACTTACCATATAGTTTAAATGTAAATGAATCATTTGGTACCAATAACTTTGCACCGTCTAAATGGACTATCGGCCAAGATGCCACAGGATTTACACATGAATGGTACTACTTAAGTGAGTTTCCTTATTATTTTAATAACGAAGCAATTAAGTCTTCGTGGAGTTATATAGATAAAGCGCCAACAGATACAATAGAAAGCAACCCTATAACTGGTACTGTGTATACCCCAGGTACATTCCAGGATATTAATAAAGATTATTTTAATGATTATTTTATTGTTGATAAGTTTACAACCGGAGGTATAATAAATTTAATAGATAGGCAGTTAAGATACGGTAGATTCAGTGGTGGTGATGAAAAGAATTTTGCTGAAGCATTTTTAAGAGGTGTTAGAATAGTAGCAAAACCTAAAGCTGATATAGCCACAAAACCTAACTTTAATGCGAGGTCATTAAAATATGTTAATGATGGCAGATTTAATGATTATAGATTTTCTACTATACTTGTGCCGAATGCACCAAATAAACCTGAGACCGAGATTAAGTTTATTAAGAATGATAAATGGAAGACTGTTGTAATGATGGTTTTTTTAACTTTAGATAATGAATGTATAAATGATGGCAACCAAAGTATTGATAGAACTACTTTGTATTCATATGAAAGTGATTATAAAGTTCATACACAATCTTTTAACAGTTGTGAACCGATACAATCAGAAGTCACAGGAGAAGAAGGTAATTATTTTTACAAGGAAGGTATAGTACAAGGTGCAATATCATTTGTTGGAACTAGTTTTAATCCTACGGTTAATGCTTATTTAGTTCAAGGTATAAATGATGTTAACGGTAATAATCCTAGATTCTTAAGAGATATAACTATTGGTAGTAATGGTAATTTTAATCCGGTTAGTTTTGAAATTAATAATGTTGTTTATGAAATAGGTGGAATAGTAAGAGTTGTATCTAATAATCAATTTTTTGCAAAAACTATTACTGCCAATGGGGTTCCATTTGTACCAGGTGGTTCTGTACCATCTATTATAGATTTACAGGCTGCTGATTATTTTACAGTAAATGGTGGATTTAATACATACACATCAAGACTATCTGATGTAGGTTTTGCTACTATATTAAAAAATGTTAATCAAGGCGCGCCTGATATTATTTATGAAACTATAGATAAAGAAGGTAATAGGGTTTTAGATTCTGATGGTAATATGGCCCAAACGTTTTCAATAGAATTAAGAGCACAAGAAGACATTTTAAAATCTGTATATATTGGAAGATTACCTGATCCTGCAAAACCAACCGTATTTAATTTAACTGATATTATCGGTTATGATTTATCTCTACAAACAAAACCTAGAGTAACTCCAATAGGTAGACATGCTGGGTACTATAAACCTACTGCCTTGGATATTTTTTATTTTAGAGATCCTTATATTGGAATTGATTTTGATAATGTTACTGGGTCTACTGGTGGATCTATAACCGATGAGCTATATAAATTTAAGGTAATGGAATTATGTAGATATTCAAATACTCAGTTTAATAGTAGTGATGTAGACAACTTTGGGATAATAAAGAATTTGTTTTATCATAAAGTAAACGAGGAGGATCCATCAACAGTATTAGAACTTTCTAGGGATAGTGCATTCTTAAGCTTATACCCACTTATTAATGAGGTAGGAATTGCTAGTAGAGATTTTTATACATTTTCTTCTAACTGGGAACCTGCTTATTTTAGGAAGAGTATTGATAAATCTTTAATTGAATCTATAATAGGTACAAAAGCAATGACAGAAAGAAAATCATTCTTTGGATCTAAATACTTAAAGGTACCAGAACAAATAGAGCTTGAAACTTTTTTATATTCTCCTGAATTTATTAAGGATGCAATTAAGCAACCTTCTTTAATAGATGGGACATTTATGAAAACTGAAAATAAAACATCTATTAAATTTTATCTCTTTATTCAAAAAAGATTAATTGAATTTTTATTTGAACCTATAAAAGAGCAATTTAAAAAGTATATTAAACCAGAATTTAGCTTTGGTGATATTAAGACTTTAGATGATGATGTAGAAAGATATATTAAACAAAATATTTTACAGCTTTATAAAGTATCTAATGTTGATTTTTATGTTAATGCAACTAGGCAAAGAGCATTAAACAACTTTAACACAGCATCTCTAACTAATTCTGAAAAATTATCAAGCGGTTTAAGTATTAACGATGCAATAGGATCAAAATTATTAAATACAAATCAATTTGATCTCGGCCTAATATATAACAAAAGGAGTGGTTTTACTGAATCGTTTGGTTTTAGTATTACCATAATTAAAAAATAGAAATACGATGGCATTAACCATACAAGAATTACTTTCTTCTGATACCGTTAGTCAAGTAGTTGATAAAATAAATTTTAACTTTGATCAACTATTATTGAATGGTGGTGGTCCCATAGGACCTCTAGGACCTTCCGGTTTACCTGGTCCTATTGGAGGGAGAGGGGAAAGAGGTACTGAATGGTACGAAGGGACTGATAGTCCTATTGTAACACCACCAACATTAACACCATTAGCAAATGATTATTACTTGCAGAGTAATGGTGATGTTTGGGTTTATCAACCAGGAGGACCGTGGGTTAACACTTTAATAAATTTACAAGGACCACAAGGTAGTACTGGATCTTCGGTAGGATTGTCTCAGTTTGGTTATGCCCCAATACCAGGGATAAGTAACTATTCAGCAGCTGCAAAAAATGTTTCTTACCCTTCTCTTATTCCAGCAACTGATACTACTATTAATGCTAGTAATGAAGGTGTTCCTACATTCGCGGTAGGTATTGCTGGACCTGATGACGCAGATTACCCTGGCATACCTTTAACTGGTGCATATCAATTATCTACGGTAATGGCTGGGCAACTATCATCAGAAAATACTAGTATGTTAGTACACCAAAAAAATAGTGGGGCCCAGGCTATTAGATTTATGGGTGGTGACGGTTTTGAAAATTATACACAAGATCAATTATCACTACTTAGTAATATTAGTTTATTACCTGATGATATATTAGCTATTTCTGTACCTAAGCAATCAACCTCTCCATTATCTATTGCTGATACTTATGGAATTATTAATGAGACGGTCAAAAGAGGACAAAATTTTAGAGCAGGTACAGGATTTAACTTTACTAGTGGTACTATGGGTACAAATCCATATACTTCATTTGGGTCATCTGATTTTAAAATTGAATTAAACAGTTTTACTCCGTTAGATGGTGCAGGAGAAGCTAAGTTTGATTTACAGGTTCTTGGTGCCGGTGCACAAGCAAACTTAAAGGTAGGTGGAAATATAACCGTCCCTGGCTCAATCCCTGTATTAGATGGTAAGATTCTTGCCGAGGCAGGTGAAATAGTTATACAATCAAATGATGAGTTAAAGATAAGATCAAATTTTAAAGCCGGTATGACTGCAGGATCTAATGCCTTTACGGTATCAACTACTGATATAGTAGCTAATGCCAGTGGAGCTAGTCCAATTGCTCTGCAGTCAGAAGATGGTATAATAACTATAGAAAACATAGGTGTGAATGGAGAAGTAAATGTATTGTCCAATCAAGGTATCTCTTTGATCGGTAAAGGCGGAGTAAATCCAGCACTTCCATCTTTAATTAATGTTTTACCAAATAAGGTTGATTTACGCGCTAGGCAAGATGGTGCAGAAGTTAATATAAAAGGAGAAGGTGTTAATTCAGATATTAACATTCAAGGTAGAGGCGAAATAAGATTAGGTCAGCTTAACATCGCCCCAGGGACTATCGTTCCTAGGATAAATCTTAAATACGCTGAATCTGGTGTTAGCATACCACACACAGAGTTTGTTAGTTATCAATCATGGTCAATTACCGATAGTACACCTCAAATTACTGATCCTAGTGTATATCAACGGTATAATACGAATTTTTCTAATCAGAACAGAGTTGTCCAACAATTTGGTGACCCAAGCAATGGTGATTATTTAACAATTCCAACTACACAATTTCAGCAATTTAATGATGGTCAATATTCGCAGGTAGTAATAGGTATTCCTAAGTATAATCAAGCTACAAATGTTGATGATAGTGTAGGGATATTTGTAAATGAAGGGCCTACGGAAACGATACCAACACAGTTTGATACTGGAGCAAGTAATAATATGAATCCTGCTTCGGAAATGTTTAGGGTTGATAAAGAAGTTACTAAGATAAGTAATAAATTAATTTTAGGCGGAGAGAATAACATCCAAGAGTATTATTATGATCCTTTTATAGATTGGCAAGATGTAAGCCCTATTGCAATATCGGTAATTATCCCAGTTACTAAACCTTATATTAGAATTCAAATAGGTAGCACAAGTGAAATAGATGCGAATACTTATGATTTTTGGTCTACAAAATTAAATGGTGGTAAAAATGTGTTTTTCCCAGAATTTATACTAAGTTTTGACAATTCGCTCATGGCTTATGGTCAAACTGTTGTAGTTGAGCTTTATTGGGCACCATCCGAGTTTAGAGCATCCGACGTCCCAGGTGCCCAAACTGGAACTGGATTTAATCCTTTCATTAATCAAGGTGGTCGAGCCTTTATATCTGCTCAATATTGGAAAGAAGGAACTGGAACCACTCAAACATATTATACTGCTCAACAAGGAGTTCTTGAAGTTGAAACTGATGATGATATTGAAAAACAAGGCGCCAACTATCTAATTACTCACTCTCAGAAAACTTTTACATTTATGTTTAGCGGCCAAGGACCAACCCCTTTTTATAATAGTGGTAATGGCAGTCAGAGTGGAAAGATTATACAAAAAGGGTGGAATAATGTAGCAGGAGCTCATAACCTTGGTAGTCTTGTTGTAAAAGGAGTTACATTACAACAACATACATTTATTTATTAATATTTTAAACTAGAAAAATGACAAAAAAAGAAAGAAAAGAATTAGCAGGATTTGTAGATAGGTATAAAGAAATTGAAACTTCGATAGACCTTATGCAAAAGAGTATACAGAGTTTAGCTGAAAAACGTGATGGTCTTTTTGAAGAACTTGATTCTATGAAAGGTAAAGAAAAAAAGTTTATGGATGATTTAATTAAAAAATATGGAGAGAGCAATGTTACTCCATATAAGTTAATGAAAATCTATGAAGAAGGCATATGATAATATTAAGAAACATAATTGCAATTATTACCGATCCTAAAAATACAAGAATGTTTTTATTAGGTGGTATTATAGTGTTATGTATTTTACTATTTAGGCAATGTGAACAAACAGAAGTAGCAAAGAGTGAAGCCACTAAGATTAGCAATAATTGGAAAGCTTCTTTAGATACACTTGAAAACTATATTGATAAAAATGGAAATGCAGTTGCCGAAATAAGAGCCCTTAATTTAACATTAGAAGAAATTGAAGGCAAATTAGAATTTGAAAAGGGAAAGCCGCCAGTAACGGTTATTAAAACAGAAACGGTAATAAAGGAAGTTATCGTAGAAGTACCTGTGACTATTGTTGATACACTTTTTAATAATTTTAATTCTGCATTAACAATTTCAGATAAAGAAACATGGGGGAAAAGTTTTAGAGACATAAATGTTTTTGTACCTTACCAAACTTTAGATAGTACTTTAAATTTTGGAAGCGCTAATATTGATTTAAAACAAAACATATTTCTATCTGCTTCATTAACAAGAGATGTTATAACTAAAGAATTATTTGTAAACCTTTTAACTGATTATCCTGGTACAACTTTTAATAGTGCCGAAGGTATTTTAATTGACCAGAATAGTAATGCATTTAAAAGTTTACAATATCAAAACAGAAAAACCTTAGGGCTAGGATTACAATTAGGAATGGGATTTAGCGGTAATGGGTTTGCGCCTTATGTAGGAATAGGTTTAAATTATACACCAAAATTTTTACAGTGGTAAATAAATAAAAAGAATGGAATCATCAAAGTTTATACAATTATCGGATGGAATATTGCTAGAGTACATATACACTAGTCAATCAGATCCTACCGAATTTAACACAGCAACTCATCAAATAGAGATAATGAGAGATGAGTATACTGGTGGCAGCTATCTTTTTAACACAGAAAACGTCTCAAGCGAAATGGGTAATTACCGAGATATATCTGCTGCCTCTATAAGTAAGAATAAGACTCAATATGCTTATTTAGATACTGACATAGGTGTACCTTATAATGATTTTGACCCGAAGCTAACTGACTCTGCTAATTTATTGCAAACATTCTCGCCAGAGTTAAACATTGAATATGATAAAATAAGAATACATTTTATTTCAGGGTTTTCATTCACAGGATATGACGGTATTATTTTTGAAGCATTAGCTCCTCGTAGGGATGGTTTACTTTTAAACTTATCATCGATAAATTTTTTAAAGAATGATACGCCAGTATTTAATCCTGACCCGGTACTTATTAATGATAACTTATATGCATCATATATAGAGTGGAGAATACCTTCTCTTTATTTTATGAATAATAGTTTTAATCCTGCTGTTGCAAATGGTCTAGGATTTAAATTAACCGAAGGGCAAGGATTCTTAAGTACTCCAACTATAACATTTAAGGCAACAGGTATATATGAAACTATAATTGATAACGGTTATGATTATTACAATGTTGAGGAAATTAATTCGGTAACTTTACCTAATAGAGATATTTATGATAACTTATATGCAAGTGTAACTCAATCAGACGGTGGAGATTATTTTGAATTAACTGGTGAAGTTACAGGATCTACATTTTCTAACTTTATGGCTAGCCTAGGTTCATCTTGGGTAGTCTTTCATGAAATTAATGTAAGTGAACAAATAAACACTTCGTTTGTTAAAACAAGTACGCAGGTATTTACGCAAACTACTAACTTTGATGATCCTATATTATTTAGACCAATTATTTTAAATAGCGCAGTTGCCGCATCTTTTTCAATTAACTATTTACTGAGAATTTATAATCGTGGTGATAATACTCAAATAATTAAACAAGCTAAACTGACTTCGTTTGATGTTAAGAAATACGGAAGAAGATTAATGAAAATAAATTTAGGTGTTGTACCAACAGTTGCAAATGTATATAATAAGATAGCCCCTGACGATGGCGCGAGTATAATTGTAACAAATGGAAATATAGACAAGCCTGGGCAAACATCAGATCAAATTGTCGAGCAGTTGGTAGTAAAAACTAAATATGTTACTTCTTTTAGAGATAGATTAAATGTTAAGGCATCGATATCTCCAGCTAAAATACAAACAATAACAGAAACAGACAATGGAACAGGAGAATAAATCAGAAAGTAAATCTAGATCTTTTTTTAATAGACCTAGAAGAACGGCTACGCCATTAGGCATCAGCACAGGAATATCAGTAACACGAAAAGAGAAAGAATATTATACTAAGTTTACAACTTTAAACCCTACAGCTGAGCCTTTGCCACAAGGCGATGGTGTAATAAGAATATCACCTTTTGATGATTATATTATTTTTACTTTATATGATGAGACTGGTCAAAATGGAGATTTAGCGGATACACCTATAGACCTTAGTAATGTAGGTACATTAAATTTAGTATTTATTGGAGAGAACGATGAAATAAGAATTCCTAATTGGACTAAGGTAAAAGAAGTTGATCTTTCACAAGGTCAGGTTTTATTTAAAATTGATAAAGAAAGCTCTAAAAAGATTTTATCTTTAGACAACAATAACTTTTACATATCCACGAGAATGGTAGATGAAAATGGTATTAGTGATGAGAGTGTTTTATACACCGGTACATTTTTAGGAATAAAGGATGCTGCGGAAGAATCAATGACAGCTAAATTAAAAAGAATATCTTTACAGTATGCTAAAGAATTGGCAAAACTACAGAGCGAAATAGAAAGGCTCAACAGAGAGTTAGCCGAAATGCTATCTTTAGATGAAGATCAAATTGCTACAATAAAAGCTTTAGAGGCTTCAAATTTATCTCTAACAGATCAGGTAGCTGAGCTTTCGGCTCAGTTAGGTGATGCGCAATCCGAGCTTATATTAGAAGAAGCTAAGAATGCTCAATTATTAGCAGAGCAAAATAAAAAGAAAAGGCAACAAATACAAGCCATTACTAAAAAGACTAAAACTGCGCCAAACAATAAAAAGGTTAAAAAGTATTTTAAACAGGCAAGCAAGTTAAACCAGGAATTTACAACAAGGCAAGGACCAATAGAAGATATAGATAGTATAAGAACTATTAAAGATTTAGCAGGTCGTCAGAGAAGAAATCTATTTAGAAGAAGATAATTAAGATATGATATTAAGTGCAAGAAATAATCAATTTAAATTTGAATTTCCTAGAAACTTTATTCCTAAGGAAATTTCGGATAAGTATAAACCATACTTAAATAGGATGCCTGGGTCTATGATAAAAGAACCTATTGATTATTTTAATTATGGAATACAATCAATGAATCTACCTGGGCCTAGTTTTGATCCAGTTACACAAAATGACTTTCCTGGAAATACTAGAAGATTTAGAACTAGTTTACCTACACAAGAATTATTTGATAAACAATTAACTGTAACTATGCAGGCTTTTGACGGTTGGGTAAATTATTGGATGGCTGTAGAAGTTTTTGATTTTTATTATAAGCAGAGTGGTAAAGATCCGTTTGTGCCTGAAGGTATAGGATTGCAAATGATAGATGGAGAAGGTAACATCTTTGTAACTTGTCAACTAAAAGATATGATAATGACTGGGGTTAGTGCATTAGATTTAAACTTCTCGAGTAATACGATAGAATTCCAAACCTTTGATATTAATTTTACATACAACGCTTTAGAAACTAAAATTAATCTAACCTAATATATAAACAAATACAAAAGCAATGAAAACATTCAAAGATTATCTTACAGAAGATCATGATGATTCTATAGATATACAAAATCTATTAAATGAATCTTATGATTTAACCGAGGAGCAAGAAACTGCAATTGATAATGCAGTTGATAGAATTATGGAGGAGCACAATAACGGAAAAGACTTAGAGGTTATTATGGAGGAAATAATTAACGAAGGTATATTAGGATCTGTTTTAGGTGGACTTACTGGATTTGCTTTAGGTAAATCTGTAGGAAAGGCTATCGCGAAAGTATTAGGTATTCAAAAAGGTGCCTTGTATGATTTACTAACCAGTCGATTAATTGGTGCTGCATTAGGAGCAGTACTAGGTAAGAAGCTTTAATTCATTATAATTGATTTACACAGGTATAGATTTTTCTCTTAATAGTCCAGGTACATGTACTCAGGATAGCAAAGGCAAATACACGTTTATTACATTCTTTAATTACGGTAATCGAATATGGGATGAAGAAGGTAGAAAAATCCCAAAGTCATTCTCGGTCCATAAAGAACTAATGGATGATAAATCAATATTAGGATTTCCTTATTATAGACAAGTAAAAGATAAAGACTTTTTACTTAGGGAAAGGGAAAAACTCACAGACGGCCAAAACATAGCTGATTTAATTTCAAATATTTTAATAACCTTATTTGGTACTCAAAACCATAAGATTGCATTAGAAGGATTCTCTTATGGTTCAAAAGGAAACTCATTTATTGACATTGTTCAGTATAATACCTTTTTACGAAATGAAATTGTTAATGCTTGGGGCGTAGAAAACATTTCAATTTACCAACCCTCCCATGTTAAGAAATTAGCAGGTAAAGGTAATGCAAATAAACATTACATGGTAAAGGCGTTCCAAGACGACGTTTTTAATGATAAAGATTTAAGGAAAACAGATTTATGGAAATGGACTCAAGGTAAAGACTTTACAGAAAAGATCCCTAAACCAATTGATGACTTAGTAGATTCATATTTCATATTAAATGCTAATAAAGAAAAAGGGTGGTCATTAAATACTTAATACATAGAAAACCACTAAATACTTTAAGTCTAGTAATTACATACTTCTCTTTCTTTAATTAGTTATATTTTATATATAGCAATTATAACTTAGTTTCAGAATATTATGATAAAAGCAATAAAAAATAGAATATTTATTAAAAAAGATGAACTACCAGAAAAAATTGGTAGTATATATGTACCAAAAACCGAAGGTCAGTATGCTCCACCATACTCAGGTACAATCATATCTGTAGGTAATGACATAGAGGATTCAGATTATAAAGTAGGATCACGAGTACTATTTCATGATTTAGCAGGTACAGAGTTTAAATATAATGGCGATACTATATTCAGCATTAGAGAAAACGATGTAACCGCTATTATGCAATAAAAAAGTTCTATTTAGACTGAAACTAAATAGAGATATGAATATATAATAAACAAAGGAACTGATATTATTCGGTTACTTATAAACAGGCATATAACAAGGCAAAGTATATTGGCAATACCCGGGCAAATTAAAAATAGGCAGAGCTGCGTTATATCCACAATTAATAACAAAGTAAAATAAAAAGGCAATTAAAATGGCAAATGAATTCGACATTTTCAGTGTTAGCGTCAAGGACCTAGACACTGGAGACAGACCGCAAACAACAAGCGATCTTTACACACCAAAACCTGATCAAGGTTCAGACGGTACTTACCGTTCACTAATTAGGTTTCTACCTAATGTAAAAAATCCACGCAAACCTTTCGTTCGTAAATATGTCTACTGGTTAGAAGACAGAGATGGCAACGGCTTTTACGCAGACTCACCTTCAACGGTTGGAGACAAATGTGCTGTACAGGACATGTTCTTTAAACTTAGAAACTCTGAATCTGCTGTAGACAAAAAGATGTCAGAAGGACTTAAGCGTAGAGAAGTATTTTATGCATTAGTACAAATCGTAAAAGATCCACAAAACAGAGATCTTGAAGGTCAAATTAAAGTAATGAAATTTGGTTATAAGATCAAGACTAAAATTGATGAGGAGTTAAATCCACAATTTGATGAACCAACACAAGTATTCGATCCATTCGAAGGAAAGAATTTTGAATTGGTAATTTCAAAGAAAGGTGGTTATCCAAATTATGATTCATGTAAATTCCAAGGAAGTAGATCTCCGATGTCGATTGGCGGCGAAGATGTAACGTCTGATGATGCAGGAAGAACTGCAATTCTTGATTTTATTAAGGATGCACCAGACTTAGGAAACTTTGACTACAGACCATGGACAGATGAACAGAGAAATAAAGTAATGGGTGTACTATCTCAATTTAGTAATCCTGGAACTTCTATTGATACTGTTACTGCAAGACAAGCACCGGCTGCGCCGGCTGCAACTAAAGCTGCGGCTGCTAAGGTAACTGAAACCTCTGCACCAACTACAACAGCTACTGCAACCAAAACTGAAGATTCTTCTAAGGGAGATGATTTTGATGATTTCATTAATGGATTAGATCTTTAATGATATGGGAACAGAAGTATTAATATCTTCTGAAATGAAAGCTCGGATCATCGATAAGGTGGTCCGAGTTCTTCACCTTAATCATTCTCACCCAGAAAAAAGGAGGATGCTAGAAAGTAAGGAAAGGCTAAATTTTGCATGCCCTTATTGCGGTGATTCAACAGATTCAGTAAGAAAGAAAAGAGGTAATCTTTATTGGAAAAATTTACAATTCCACTGTTACAATTGTTCGGCTCATGAGAGTTTAGATGTATTTCTAAAAGATCATAATGTAAACTTCGAAGGCGAAGACCGTATAGATGTAATTAATTTTATTAAAGAAAATCGAAAAAACTTTTCTTTAGGTGAAACTTTAGAATTTCATTTATTTGAAACTGCAAATAAATTAGCATTATCATTTGATGAAATTGCGTTAGGGTTTAATGTATATCCTATTAACTCTTTAACATACAGAGCATACCCATATCTTAAGAGTAGGTTGCTCCATCATAAAACAGAAAAATTCGGTTATGATCCAAGAAGAAAAGAATTATATGTTTTTAATCTAAATAAGAAAGGTAAGATAATAGGGTTTCAGGTTAGAGCTTTAGAAAATACAGGTGGTCCTAAATACAAAACATGGAATATAGAAAGAATATATGATAGGTTAAAGAAACCGCTAAAAGTATCTGAAGATGAACTTGATTCTTTAAATAAAATTTCAATGATATTCGGTATCTTAACCGTTGATTTAGGTAGAACATTTACAATATTTGAAGGTCCTATAGATTCTTTCTTTATGTCAAATACATTAGGATTAACCGGTGTTAAAAAACAAATATTAGATTTTGATGAAATACCAACTGCGCGATATATGTTTGATAATGATTATGAAGGTAAAGCTAAAATGATCCAAAAGCTAAAGAAAGGGCAAACGGTTTTCATGTGGGATAAATATTTAAAGGATTTTAGTATACCTAAGAAAAAGGTAAAAGATTTAAACGATCTAGTTAAATATGAATTTAAAAATAGAACTGGCTGTTTAAATGAGTTGGATAAATATTTTACAAACAATCATTTAGATTTAATTTTCTTATGATAAAAAAATATAATGAATTCGTGGCTGAACAGTTCGAGGATTTTTATAATGACTTAGAAACGTCTAAGAAAAAGCTTAAATTATTTACTAAGTTTAAAAAGATTGAAACTGATAGTGTAAAAAGTAACTTTTCGTTACCTCAACCTAAAAAGAAATTTCAACCAAAAGTAAAAAGTTACAAAAAGATTAATAACGATAAAGGAATATTTTAATGGCATTTGATGATACACAAATAAAGGAAGCTAACGAACAATTAGAAATTAGATTAAGCTCAGATAGGGATGATTGGAAAACAAAGATTAAAGATCTTGTTTCTAAATTAAAAAGCATGAATGAACTTGCTGAATGTCAAGTAAGAATGTTATCATATAGGCAAATTTTATTAGATAAAGTAACTGATTTTAAAACTACAATATATAAAAGGAATGCTACTTGGGACAGGTACTATAAGAATCAGTACCGAGAGTATTCAATTAATTACGATGTTAAACTAACGAATGGCGAAAAGCATCAATTTATAAAAGCCGATCTGTCTTCTTTAAAAACTCAGATTGACATGCTACAGTCTCATATAGATTATTACTATGAATGTATTAAGACATTAGATAACATGGCATTTGCAATAAGAAACAGAATAAACTTAGATGATAAAGAATTTTAATGGAGCTATCTCTCTCAGAAAATAAAAAGTTTTTAGTAATTGATTCATGTACCGAATTGGAATATGAACAATTAAAATCTAGCCTTACTAAGAAAATAGAAGGGTGGAGATTCCATCCTTTGGTAAAGAAGAAGGTATGGGATGGTAACATTTCATTTATTAAAAGAAATAAAATTCCAGCAGGTTTATGGAAAGAAGTGATTGATATATGCAAAGAGTATGATTATCAATTTACACTAAACGGAATTACTGATATTTTTGATACCTCAATAGATGAGGAAACTTTTAAGACATGGGCAGATGAATTTTTTGCCAACTCTGAAATTAAACCTAGAGACTATCAGATTGATGCTGCAATCAAAATTTTAAAATACAGAAGGTGTTTGGCTGAATTAGCAACGTCTGCAGGTAAAACTTTAATTTCTTTTATGGTGGTTGCTTATATGATGGAGCAATTAGGTAAAAAGAAAATCCTAATGATTGTACCTAATGTAAGTTTAGTAGTTCAAGCAAGCGGAGATTTTGAAGAATACAATAAAGGAAGAGTACCTATTAAGATTCAACAGATTTATGCAGGTGTAAAATTACGAAAGAGTTCTAACATAGTTATAGGTACTTATCAATCTTTAACTAAAAAGGATGAAGAATATTTTAGTCAATTTGACGCAGTCTTTGTTGATGAAACTCATAAAGCAAAAGCAAATTCAATTCAGAAGATAATGGATAAATGCTGGCACTGTGATTATAGATTTGGTTTAAGTGGAACTATTCCTAAACGAGGGACTGTAAATAGACTTAGTTTAATGTCGGCAATGGGCCCATTAGTAACACAAGTAAAGGCTGCTCATTTACAAGAAGAAGGCCATATTGCAAAATGTAAAGTATTACAGATCCACATGGAATATGCAACCGATGCACAAAAAGAAGCATTCTCATCATTATCTAAAAACCCGTATGATAGACAAAAGCTATTTAGTTTAGAACAGAACTTTATTAATGAAAGTGAAAAGAGACTAGATTTTATTTGTCAAGTAATTAAAAAATCAAAATCTAATTCTTTAATATTATTTCATAAAATTGCATACGGTGAAAAGATCTACAAAAAACTTAGAACAATAACAGACAAAAAGGTTTATTATGTAGATGGCTCTGTTAAGTCTGATTTTAGAGAGGAGTTTAAAAAGAGAATGGAAAAGAATGATGATGTTATTATTGTAGCATCATACGGTACTTTTTCAACTGGTATATCTATTAAAAATATACATAACATATTTTTTACTGAATCATTTAAGTCTGAAGTAATTATTAGACAATCAATTGGTAGAGGTCTAAGAAAACATGAAGCCAAAGATGTTGTAAAGATATATGATTTTATTGATGATTTTAGATATAAAGTAGATGATCATGATTGGGTAAATTATATTTACAGGCATGGTATGGAAAGAAGGAAAATTTATAAAGAAGAAAAATTTCCATTCGAGGTACAAAATGTTAGATACTAATATAATATCTTTCTCATGAGAGATGGATATATAAAAAAAGAATCAAAAAAAGATAAAATAGAATGAAACCAATTAAAAAGTTTTCAATGATGTCTAAAGCCGATGGTTCAATTAATGAATCGGTAGACGCTAATCATGATGCCGTAATGGATCTAGTAAAAAAGATGGGTTACGAAAGTGTAGAAGAATTAAAGAAAGAAAAAAATCTATTAAGTAAATTAGAAGGTTTACTAAAAGATGTTTCTCCAAAACAAGATATATCTGAAGAAGATTTAGAAGAAGATAGAGCCGAGGATATAGCTGATGATGTTAATAAAAAAGGAGAACCTAAATCATTAGAAGGTGATGAAGGTGAAAAGGAAGAAGATAAAGAAACTGGAGCCGCTGGTGAAGTTGCTGAAACTGATGATGTAGAAGAAGATGCATCTGATGATATTGAAGCTGAAGTATCCGCTAAGGGAGAACCTAAGGATTTGGAAGACAAGGCAGGCGATAAGATATCTGATGATCCTGAAATTACTGATGAGGTTCCTGCTGAGGCTGATGAAGTTGAAGATAATGACGGCGTTGATGTTGCTGCTGAAGAAGAAGAAACTCCAGCTGCTACTAAAAGAATTATGGCTTTTGAGGATTTCATTAAAGAAAAGGAAGTTACTGTAAATAAGAACGTGAAATATGCTGATGATGCTGAAGAGCCTGAAGACTATTCTGTTGTTGTTGCATCTGCGGATGCTATTGGTGAAGATGATGAAGCTGAAGGTATGGATGATGAAAAGGAAGGTGATGAGCTAGAAGATAAAGGTGATAAGAAAGTTGATTCTGAAGATGACAAAGAAAAGGCTGACCATTATAAAGGAGCTGTAAAATCTGATGACTCCGAGATTGATGCATTAAAGAAAGATGTTGAATATGATGAGGAAGAAGAAAAGAAAGCTGAATCAAGAATTATGTCTTTTTCAAATTTTGTAACAGAATCTTACAATGATGAAGAAGTAGATGAAGAAGAAATAGAAGCTGAGGAAGAAGAAGCTGTAGAAGAAGGTGTTGGTGAAGTAATTACTAAAGTTACAGGTGATGAGGTTGCTGATGAAGAAGCAGGCGATGATGGTCTTGCTATTCCTGCAGAAAAAGGCGACGGTTCTGAAACCGCTGCTGGTATTGCTGGTGATATAATGGATATGGGTAAAGTAAAAGTACAACCTGAATCAAAAGGAGAAGAATTAGTTACTAAAGATCAAAATATTACAACCGAAGTAAAAGGTGAAGCTGATGATCTTAAGGATGCTACTGAAGTTCCTGCAGAAATGGGAGACGGTTCTGAATCTGCCGCAGGTATTGCTGGTGATGTAATGAATATGGGTAAAGTAAAAGTACAACCTGAAGCAAAAGGTGAAGCATTAGTTGGAGAAGCTAAGATTACTGAAAAAGAAATTAAATCTGCAGATGAATTTAAAGAATATGCAATGGCAATTCTAAAAGATGCATTCGGAGATGATTTTGACGAAACTAAAGCAACTGAAACTGCTGAAGGATTACTTAAGAAGTATGGTGAAGATTACGGCGCAATGGTCGGAGCTTTACAATCTACTATGGGATCATAATAATTATAAATAAACAAACAAGAAAATGAAACATATTAAATTATTTGAGCAATTTTTATTAGAATCCGATTTAGATAAATTTTATAACACTAAGATTAAGAATCCTAAATCTGGTAGAGAAGTTACTGTTAAGACAATTTTAGGAGATCCTGACAACCCTATGTATAAAAAGGTTAAAGCAAAAGAAGATCAACTAAAAGGTGGATCTGATGATAGTGGATCTGATGAGATGAAAGAAGCTCAGGCTGAATTAAAAGAACTTCAAGATGACTATTCTGAAAAAGCTGATGAGATGAAAGATATTAGATCCGAGATAGCAGATTTAAAAAGTGATATTTCTGATGGTGATGAAGACATGGCTGAAATGGCTAAAGAACAATTAGAAGAAAAGGAAGAAGAGTTAGAAGAAGCTCAAGCTGACTTAGATAAAATTAAATCTGATATTGATGAGGTAAAGGATTTTATAAAAAGTAGCAAATAAAAACTAAAGATATGAGTAATATAAAAAAGTTTGCGGATTTCGTAAATGAAAACTTAAATGAAGCTGAATTACCATCATGGGTTGAAGGCGGTCCTTATGACTCCCTCAAAGATATTACAGGTAATATTGATCTTGATGGAATGACAGTAGCGGATATTAATAAAAATTACCAACCAGCTTTAAAATATTTAGGAGTAAGATCTATTTCTGATATGGGAATGGTTTCAACTACTAATGATGATGATGAACTGTATGATGTTATTGAACCTCAAATGAAAGGTTCCAACCTTCTTGGTAATGATAGAGGGAAAGGAATGGATCCATCACCATACACAGCTGCTTATAAAGGAATGCTAGGCGATGTAAAAGTAATTATACTTCAAGATATTAATGGAGAAAATGGTTATGCATACGCTGCGGTTGATTCTAGAGGAAACCTTAAATAAACATAAACATGAAACATATAAAATTGTTTGAACAATGGCTGGCCGACAAAAGCCAGCCATTTCTTTTTGAAGGAGGTGCCGCTGGTCACATGGCCCATCCATTTGACGATAAAGATTTAACCTTTGGTGATTTTAAGGCAATGATAGATGCTGGTCTTAGAGGTGAATTAAACTTTGAAGAAGATGCTACTGAAAAGACCGATGGCCAAAATGCATTTGCTACTATCCAAGACGGTGAAGTTAAATTTGCAAGAAACAAAACAGAGTTAAAGAATCCAATGACTCTTTCTGAATTTAAGAATAAATTTGAAGGGCATCCTAGTAAATTAGTACAAGATACTTTTCAATTTGCTGCACAGGATTTAGCTAGGTTGCTAATGGCTCTTTCTCCAGCTGACCAAGAAAAATATTTTAAGAATGGAAAAGACTTTATGAACATGGAGTTAATCTATTCACAAAACCCTAATGTTATCCATTATGATACAGATGTTATTCAATTTCATGGTATAAAGGAAACGGATGGTAATGGTAATATTACAGGTACTAATAATAAACCTGCAAAAGAAATTGCAAATATACTTAAAAAGGTACAATCAGATATTGGTAAAACTTTTAAAATAATTCCACCTAGAGTTATTAAATTACAAAAAGATTTAGATTTTACCACAAACAAGAAAAGATTTATAAATCAAGTCAACGCTTTAGAAAAAAGATATGGTTTAACTGATAGTGATGAAGTTGCTAAATATCACGAAATGTGGTGGCGAGAATTAATTGATAAACAATTCCCTGCATTATCTCAAGATGTAAAAGAAGGTTTACTTAAGAGATGGGCGTATGGCGATAAGAAGAGTTTAAATATGAGATCTCTTGCTAAACAAATTGGACCTAAAGAAGCTGCGATGGTTAAAAAGTTTGACAAAGAAGATGTTGCTAAAAAGTATAAAGAAAACATTAGACCTTTTGAAGATCTGTTCTTAGAATTAGGATCTGTGATTCTCAAAAATGCATCTGACTTTTTAGCAGCTAATCCATCCGATGAAGCACAAAGACTAAGAGCTCAAATACAAACAGCAGGAAGTAAAATTAAAAAGACTGGTGGTGCTGACCAAGTAAGAAAGGTAGAAGCTGAACTAGCAAGGCTTGATAGAATTGGTGGAATAGAATCTATATTTCCAACTGAAGGAATAGTATTTAAATACAAGGGAAAGATTTATAAACTTACTGGTACATTTGCTGCAATTAATCAACTATTAGGTATCATTAAGTTCGGTAGGTAAAATAGAAGATACACTTATATAGTTCACCTGTATTAAGAGATAACATTTACGGTATTTGTATATACTCTGATTAGTACAGAGTATGATAAAGGATAGGTATATACTATCCTTTTTTTATATAGCTATTTAATCAAAGAATATATAAATTGACAATATAAAATAAGCAAATGAAAGAGTTAACTCAAATTTATAAAGATGCAGGCCAACAATTAATAGAAGATCTTTTTAAGGACTATCTTGTAGTATCCGAAAAACTATCAGGTTCTTCATTTTCATTTAAAAAAGACGGCGAAGGAATTACTTTTTATAAAGGTGGAAACCAAAAGCCTATTAATTTAATTGATAGGACTATAATGGTTTATTATGAAAAGCCTATTAATTTTATAAAATCTGTAACTAGTAAAAACCTTTCTTCTATTCCTGAGAATTGGAAGTTCTGTTTTCAATATTTCGTAAATACTAATCCTGGTATTATTACTTATGATAGGCTACCTAAAAATAATTTAGTGCTTACTCATATTAAAGTAATGACACCAGCCGGTAAAGTTACAAAGGTTATAGAAGATCCTAGAGTAATTAGAGACTGGGCAAATGCATTAGGTGTTACTCCACTGCTTCCATTATTTAAAGGTTATTTGACAGAAGATCAAAAGAAAAAGATTAAAGAATTTTTAGAAACACCAAAAGAAGATCATGCTGAGATTTTTAGCACTAATTCATTTGCTGAATATTTACTTAGAATTTTAAATCCTAATATTCAATCAACTACTTTACAAAATGATCTTAAGAAGCCTATAGAATCTATTGTATTTAAATTTTATAAATCTGGTACTAAACAAGTTATTGCTGCTAAGTTAATAGATCCTTATACAATTAATTTAATGAAAGAAAAGGAGCCTATAGATATGAAAAAGGCTCCTGCTGATATTAATGAAATTATTTTATTGGATCTTTTAGCATTCATAGAAGAAAGAGGGATTAAGAAGCATGAGATTTTAGGGGATGGTGAAGATATGAGATACGTAGAATTGGTTTCAAATATATTTAATGACTATGTAACTAAAAGAGGAAAAGATATTGCAAAGATTGATATTGAAAAAGCTGAGTTTGCTAAAGGTAAAGAATTTGATTTAAATGTAGAATTAATACCAAGCCAAAGAACTAAAGATATCCTTAATAGTAATCCTAAGCTAAAAGACTTATTTAAAATAATACTAGGTTCTTTAAAAAAGAAAAGAAAGAATGCTGGTAATATTATGACGCCATCTGTTATTGAAGATTTTAATAAAATGGTAGATAAAGTAACTGATGTAATTCAAACAAAAGATGATGGTAAATTTAAAACTTTTGATGATTACTTAAAAATTAAATCTACTAATGAATCTCTTTTGCCTAATGCTGAAGAACTATTAATTGAAGATAAAGTTTTAGACTATAACAACTTTATTAATTTAGGTAAAGTTATTGTAGAAGATAATAGAAAGAGTGGTGAAATTTGGAAAACCTCAACAGGGTTTAGAGGGCAGGATGCTAACGGTGATAGAAAAACATTTAAGTCTAAAGAACAGACTCAATCGTGGATAAAAACCGGAAGAGAGGATGTTGATAAAGAACCTACTGAGAAAACTGAAGATTTTGATATTTCTAAAATTGATAAAAAGAAATCGCCTAGCACATTTAAATTAGCTGAAAAAATAAAAAAAATAAAAGATCCTAAACAAAGAAAAGAGGCAGAGAAGGTAGCTAAATCATTAAATGATTATGAAACTGCTGAAACCGATGCAGATAAAAAGAAAGCAATAGAGAATCTAATAAAAGATGCTGGTATTAATAGAAATGCCACCGGTACAAAAACAAATAAAATTTATTTAGGACAACCAACGGATGCGGATAAAGACGGTATTAATAAACGAACTGGTTTACCAGATAAAGGTACTATAGGTGGAGATAAAAGTAAGTTTCAGGAAAATCTTCTTGATGAAGCCGAAAGACTAGGTATTGAATTTCCTTTAAATGCTTCTGCTAAAAGAATGTCAGGGGCAAGTGTGGCACCTAATGCTATTCATGTTGACGAAAACGGAAAACCTGCAAAACCAACTAAAATAGAAACTGTAGAGATTGAAGGTAAAGGTAAACCTGGTGATGATGATTATGAAGCACCGGGTGTTCAATTAGGCGGTAAAGATGGTTTGGTGATAAAAGAAACTCCACCTCTTACTGACAAACAAAAAACTGATTTAATAGAAAAATTTAAAAAAGCAGACCCAACAAGAACAGATGAAGAAGTAAATAATCTAATGGAGATTAATCAAGAATTTAGAGTACAGAATAATAATAAACTAAAATCTATTAGATCTGGTAAATTAACAATTGCTCCTATTATTAGAGAGGATGGCAGCGAAGTTAACTTATTTACAAAGGAAGGGAAAAAGGAAGGAGTAGGTATAATTGCAAAAAATATGACTGATAGAATAGATGATCTTCTTTCTAATCCACCTGGTTATGAAAAGAGCCCTCAGTTACAAAAAGGATTAGATGATTATAAAAAGGCTGGTGAAGATTTTTCTAGCGGAAAAATATCAAAAGAAGAATTTATAAAGTCTGGTGATAATTTACTTATAGAACTGAAAAATGATCCACAAGGTACTTATGGGGGTCCATTTTTACAAGAGACTCTTTTAATGGCAGAAGGTTTAGCTAACGGCAGATCTGTTGTATCCCCATCATCTGCTAATTTTAAAGTAGCTGATTTAATAACATTTGATTCTGCTGAATTACCTGCTGATGCTACACCAGAGCAAATAAATGAATATGTACAACTAATGTCTGTTTCAGGCGGTGCCACTTCAATTAAAGAAGGTAAAGGTGGTGCAAGTTCTTCAGGTGCAAAAATAGAAGGTACTACTTACGCAGACTATACAGATAAAGACGGTAAGGTTATTAAAGGTGAAGAAATTAAAAAAGACCTAACTGAATTAACAGAAGACGGATATAATAAAATTTGGAATTCACCAGAGGCACCTGATAAAGATGACAAATTCCCAACTCTAGAAAAGTCAATGGAAGATGGTTTAAAATTAGCTGAAAGATATGGAGTATCTGATGTCTTAGAAAAAAGAGGCTTAGTTAAAGGTTCTAAGGGATATGATGCACAAATGAAAAAATACGAGAAGAGGGCAAAGCCTATAAGAGTTCAAGGAGTAAAGGAAAAATATGCTAAAATGAAACCTCCTATTGAATTAACAGATGAACAGGCAAAAGAATTATTGATTAAAAGGTTTCATGCACGAGATATAAATGGATATCTAATGGCTGAAATTAATAATAAACAACAGATGTCACAAAATTTTACTAATATATCAAGAGATATAGAACCAGTTGAAAGTCGTAGTAAATCTTTAATGTCAGAGGAAGAGGCTAAAAAAGATCCTAATATTATAAAAGATGCTAATGGTAATCCTATAGTCGTTCTTAATCCTGACGGTACACCAGAAACAAATAAAGCTGGAACTGAAAAAAGATATAGAAGAAAAGAAAAAGTAGTTAGAGAAGAAACTAACGGTATAGAATCACTTGCATGTATGTCATATCAATCAACGCCTGATTTTACTGATACGGGTAGACCTACTAATAAAAACGCGGCCTTTGTTAAAAAATGCCCAGGTAAAAATAAGTGGATAGGTGGTTCTTAATATTAATTTAATAAGAGTGAATAAATAAAAAAAGTGTACATGGATAATCTAAAAAACATACAAGATTTTATAACAGAAAAAAGAGTTACTGTTAAGAGGAGATATACTGAAAAGCATCCAGCTAAAAATGTATCTACTGCTGCTAGAGTTCGTTCTGCTATTTTAGATGCTGTTGCTGATGGACATTTAACTGAAGATGAGGTTAACAATATCTTATCTGAAATAAAGGCTCACAAAAGATGGCTTAAAAGAAATGTAGGATTATTTAATATCAGTGAAGATGAGACTGGGATTAAGAGATATTCCTTATCTCCTTATGGTCATAGAGTAAGAACTGCAACTGCTCCACTTAATGAAGCTTTAAAAGTTCCTCATAAAGAACAAGGTAAGAAAAAGGTTAATATGTTTGTTGGTAGATTCCAACCTTTTACATTAGGTCATGTTAAAGTATTTGAAAAAATGTATAAAGAAAATGGAAAACCTGTAGTTGTATTTTTAGTTAGAGGAAAAAACAATGATCCTGAGAAAAGACCATTTGATGAAGAAATGCAACAAGCAATGTTTGCTAAGATGGCAAAACAATATCCATTTTTAGAAACTGCTATAGTAGTTCCTAATGGTTCAATTGATACAATGTTTGCAGCAGCAAGGCCTGCTTATGAACCTGTGATGTGGGGATATGGAACGGATAGAAAAAAATCATACGGTGCAATGATTGACAAACAATCATACCGAGATCAACTAGGTGTAGATCCTGACTTTAAAGGATATGAAATTTTTAGAACTGATGATAACATTTCAGCATCTAAAGTTCGTAATGCGTTAAAGATAGATGATGAAAAGACTTTTAAGAAAATGACTCCTAAAAGTATACATAGTTTTTATAAACCATTACAAAATATATTAGAACCAATAAAAGAAAATAACAATATGAAAAATTTAAAATCACTAACAAGTTTTAGCATTGGCGAATCTTTGAATGAAGGTAAAAAAGCTAAAGCAAAAAACCCTAATAAAGTAAACACTATAGATGTTGATTTATCTGGAGACGATTCAGATATAATGGATGCAATTAAATCATTTAATCTAAAAGTTAAATCTAACGGAGCTAATAAAGGAACTGGGTATGATATGACAGGTAAAAACAAAGATATTCTTGATTATTTACAAAGTGACTATTATGCAATAGATGCTAGCGATATTGAGGATATGTTTCCAGAATTATTAGAAGGTGAAATCAATGAAGAGTATATTGAATTAATGCCAGAGATTGCAAATGCATTAGGTACAATCCAAATGGACTGGGACAGATGGAAAAATGGACCAGCAACAGAACCTTCTGATATTAAACCAGCAGCAAAAGAACTTAAAGGTTGGATTACTCGTTGGATGAAACAAAATATAAAATAATGCCAGCACAGAGTAAAGCACAGAGAAAACTGTTTGCTCTAGCCCTTCAATTTAAAAAAGGTAAACTGAAAGCAGCGGACATATCAGATGAAATAAAAGATTTAGCAAAATTGCCTCTAAAAGACTTAGAGGATTTTGCATATACTGATGAAAAAGGATTACCTGATAAAGTAGAAGAAGATATGGGTAATTCCGCAACCCTTAATCCTAATATGAATGTTCAAGGTATGGGTGATGTTACGTTACCTGGTGATCCTGGTTCAGCAAATTCTTTTGCCACTCAGAAGGTTGGTAGTGGAGATGATCCTGAAGGAAAAAAGAAAAAGAAAAAGAAAATGTTACTTTTATCATTTGATAAGTACATGGATCTTTTAAAATCAAAATAAGTAAGGTATAATGGCAGTACTACCAAAATATCAATTAAAGCAATTATTTGAGGCAGGAGATTTAATGACTGAGGTTACACTCAATGATTTTATCGATTCAGCATATAACCCTGTTCTTGTAGCAGGTACAGATATTCAATTAACTAAAGTAACTACACCTAGTGGTGATACTATTACAATATCTTCTACTGGTGGAGGCGGTTCTTCGGTTATAGAAGGTCCAGGTATTGATATTACAACAGTTGGTTCAGATGAAAAGATATCGCTTAATTTAGATACTAGCCAAACAAATCTAATTATTAATGGTAGCGACCAATTAACTTTTGCAGGTGTACATATACAAGATGAAGGGCTTGCAGTAGGAACATATAGAACTATTAATTTTATAGGAGATGATGTATTAGCCGAAGATAGCGGTACACCAAATAAAGTAAATGTTTACATTCCTACACCAACATTTGCATCTCATTTTGATACAACGGACGGTACGACAAATGGTATAGTCAGTGAATCAGGAATAACGAGATCAACGGTAAGAATTAGTTCACCGACAGTGGAAGGTACACCTTTTGCAACAGGTAGTGCGCCGAATACACCATGGGCAGGAACAAATAAACCAGCATATACCTCAGCAGACGGCTCTGTTACATTTTCTACGGCAGAGCAGGTAACCGGGTTTAGTGTAGATGCTACTGGTGATGCTATAATATATGTTGCATTTCAAGATGCTAATAATTCTTCTTTAAAAACATTTCAGACAACTGTTATTTACCAAGATGATACTTTTACAAATACTGACGGTGATATAGAGGTGATTATTTCAGATTATGCAAATGACACATCAAAGAGAAAGGCAAAGGTTACTGTAAATATTATTGCAGATAGTATATTTAGTTTAGCGGGTAGAGCTGGTGGAAGATATAATGTAATTATTGGAATGAATACAGATACAGTAACCGATGGTGGTAGTACTTATAATTTTAATTCTTCCGATGTGTTTTTTGATACTAACCCATTTACTCCAGAAATTAATGGTAATGTATCTATTGCTGAATCCACAAATTCAGCTTTAATTTTAACAAAACATTTAAGTGGTGTAGAATATTATATTAAAAATTCTAAGTTTGAAATTGATGTGACTGATATTGATAACCTTAATGAAAATACACAAGGTAGGTCAGCATCAGCATCTTGGAACTTTAGAGCTACTGGTACTGACTACGGTTTAAGTAATTTACAATTAACCGCATGGTCTCCATCAGTAGGTAGTTTTCCTGGATGGTCAAACCAATATGATCAACAAAACATTAGTTATGATTATGACACATGGAATTTAAATGCTTCTAATTATAGATTTAGAAACAGTGATGCCAAAATATTCAGTAAAGTTTATGATCCTTGGGGTAGCGGTGCAGAAGAGAGTTCACCAAATGCTTCAATATTAATAGATACTTATGTAAATAGATCTACTAGGTTAGGTGAGGCTTTTGCAGATGAGACCGAAAGGTTATACAGAGATACATCTAGTTATGTTGCTTGGGATAGTACAAAATCATTAGCTGACGTAACACAAGGTCCTAATGGAACAGGATCTGCCGGAACATTTAATAATGGATGTATAGTAGGTAGTTATTTAGTAAGAGGTTCTCAGTTCTTTGCCGATAATGGAAATTCTGCTCAGATAGGAACATTAATACCAAACTTATCATCATATAAACCAGATAAAAATGGATCTAATCCAAATTATTCAGCTTTATCAGATATACCAGTTTATCATAGAAAATTTTATACAACGTCAGGTCGTACAATATCAAATGTAGAACTTAACTTCACCGGATCATTTGGTACTTCAGGTAATGCTACTACAGCACTTGAAAATTCGCAAATGAAAATATATATTAGGAGAGTAGCAACCAACGATACAGGTTCAACTGGGCATGGTGCTAATCCGTTAGCTGTTCATGGAGGGTTATATGAATCAGGTCTTCCTGCTAATGGATTTAATGATGGTGCAAGTGGAATTGATACTGTAGGATCATTAATTAGAACTGGTGCAAGTAGTGGTAACAACGTAGAATTTACATTTGGGCCTAATGATAAATTATGCGATGATGGATTTTGGGTTGAAATACAATTAGTGGATTCAGACATAAAGTTAAATACATTAAATGTAACCTTAAAATTTAGTGACGGTGGGGCAAATGAATCTGCGCCTGCTCTCACACCTA